TGTGCCCAATTCTTTAAATGCTTTAAGAACCCAGTCCAACTGTCATTATACTCTACACCTGGTGTAGCGTTGCTAGGACTTTCTTGCTGTTCTTCATCGTAATAGACAATAACATTTGCAGCATCGTCAATACTCACCCAAGCCTTACCGTATTCTTCACCATCTTTTGTGAAAGTAAACTGAATAACGTCTGCTGCCTGACTTGCAGGAACACGTTGATTCTTACTATCTAGTGGAACAGGTTCATACCCTCTAACTTTGAGAAGGTCATATAAGTCGCGGTTGAATGATTCGTTGTCAGTGGCCATATGTATATTTATGCCAAATTAGCCTAAGACGGCAAAGAATGGCAGTGGTTGAATTATCTCATCGTGGTCTCTGATTTGACTTTCTAAGTCCCCGTGAAAGTCTGCTAGCTGTGTCATCATACGAACGGCAAGTAAGGATGACATTACTAAGTCATCAGTGTCACCAATCTTAGCTGCATAGCTTCCGCCGCTAGCAACAAACGCTTTCAATTCACTAATAAGAGAGCGACTATGTATGGTCATCTTCTTTGATTCTAGCAGTGTTTTGAACTTAGCACAAGCAGCTAGCTTAGGCTTATTGGTAGTAGTAAATCCTCGTTTACCTCTACCCGTCTCACTAATAAAGATGCCAGGTATATTAGATTCCCCGTACTCATTTAATGACACAATAGCAGCCTGACCAATACCATTGTTCTCAATGCTATAATAGATACTGTTTGGTTCTTTTGTTATTTCTGCAATATACTTGCAAATCTCAGCAAGTAGTTTAATCTGACTAGGGATATCAGTCTTATTGTGTTTCCACTCACCTATCTGTGTAGTAGTGCTTGCTTCAAATATCTGAATAGCAGCGGGGTCTCCGCCTGTACCCAATGACGGGTCAAGTGCAACTACATATAGTCTACCCTTTTCAGGTTGCTTATACCAACGTATTTGACCTAATCTATTGATGGGTTCAATACCTTCAAGCATTATAAGAGTGTTTGGATTGATGAGTGTTTCATCTGCGATAATGAATTCGCAACCTATTTCACGATTGAATCTGTCTTCACCTAACTGAGCCTTCATCTCAGCAGCCCATTTCTCATCTCTTCCGGGCTGCTCGTGCCAGTATGCTCTATATGCTCTAAAACCGTTGACACCTAACTCAGTAGTGTTGCCGAACTCATCCTCAGTCTTGTTAGCGCCTTTCCAAATAAGAGCGAATTGGTCTTCGTCACTGTTTGGAGTAGAAGTGATGATTGCCTTACCACCAGTTGATAGAGTAGGAGTAATAGCAGTCCAGAATTCCTGCGCAATTGAGGGACGAACGAACGCAAATTCGTCAAGATATAGCAGTGTGATAGACATACCACGACCTGTGTTTTCAGTCGTAGTAGCAGATACGATACGTGATCCGTTCTCAAAATCAAGTGAACCTTTGTTGTAAGTAGTTACACCAGCTTTGATGTGGTCAGGACAGTTTTCATATGCATAACGAATGCGTTGCATAATTTCTTGTGCGCCGGTATACTTGTGTGCTGCAATTAGAATAGTAGAATCAGGGACGAACATAGCGTACCAAAGCAGATACCCTGCTGCTGATGTTGACTTACCACTCTGCCTTGGCATGAGTGAGATAGAGAAACGATAGCGATGGTATGTATCAATCAGTCTTTCTTGATATTCCCAAGGGTGATAATTCATTGACCCTTTAGTAGGATGCTGAATCATGAAGAAGTTATCCATAAAGTATAGATAACCAGTTTCAGGGTCACAACACTTCATAAACTCATCAAGTTCCTTTTGGTTCTTGAATACAGTTTTCTTGTAGGGATCCTTGATTAATGTTGGTGTATTTGCCATATAACTATTTAGTTAGTGTTAGGTTATCTCTTGCCATTCCACACTTGCGTAAATATCTTGGTTAGTACCAGTAGTTGCCATTGTAATGACATATTCGTAAGCAACACCAGTGAATGGTTCTCGCTCTAATTGATATGTAAATGTAAATGTTTCTTGCGTAGGTGATCCACTACTTTGGTTAGTTGAGTTAATAAATGATTGTTCGGCAATGTCGCCACTTACTAATGCAGTGGGTGTAAGATTATATTGAACGGCACTGTCTGCCGCACTATCTACCCAGGTGCCGCCTGATGTAATGGCTCGTTTATAAACACGATATTGGAACATGCTTCCTGCAACTGGAACCAATGTATAATTAATGGGGATGACTACTGCATCTAGCATAGTGCTTTTTAGTCTTATTGCTATAACTGGTTTGAAACTTGCATCGTTAGGTAATCTTACTGGAGTACCAAGCAGATGTGAGGCTGCTTTTGGATTACCTGATCCTGATAATTGGAATCCACCTTCACTAATAACACTAGCACAAATTTGTCTCATCAAGCTTGGAGACGCAGTTGCCCCGGTATTAGTAAGTTCACAACGCAATGGAAGTGTCGCAGTGGTCATATATGTTGTGGTGTTATCAGTAGATGGAGTGCTTATTACATTTGCGTGGTTGAATGAGTGGCAAGTAATGTAAACACCGTCAATAATGAATCCTACTCTAACAGTTCCTACACCCAACCATTCAACATCTATCCAAAAGATTTGGTCTAGTGCTGGGTCTAAATCAATTCCACTTGGGTTATTAGCGCCGCCAGCGCCATTTAGCCTGTCACCGTTCCATTGACTTTGTGGAATTCTATCTTCTACGAGTACGCCTGTACTACTACTTCTAATTACCATATTAAGCGTAGTGCCAGCAACTTCAAAATAGATACCATTGTCTTCACCAAAATATCCTATTCTTTGACGAAGATTTGCTTTGGGAGTACTCATACTGAATGAAGAAAGAATCAACAAACTCTTGCCTGGTTGATATGGGAAAGTTTTAGTCGTTTCTCTTAGAACACTGTCGCCTGAAGTTTGACCTACAGTAAGTTCATATGAACTTGAGTCGGCATCATAATCAACATCTGCGGTTCCTGTAATACTAGAACTAAACTGTTCATGATCATAATATCGTGCTTGTGTGTCAAATATAGTATATGGGTTGCTAACTCTAAGTCTACCGAATGCGTCTGTTGCTTCCTGAGCAAATGATACTTGTGCAGTGCCACTAATGCCTACATTACCTTCAACCATCCAAGGATCAGTGCCCTGCGTGACTTCAACACTGTTGTCAATGTTTACATTGCCAGTAACGTTTGCATTGACATTACCTTCAACTATCCAAGGATCAGTACCCTGAAATACAGTTACATTACCTGCATCTATGTTGATATTGCCGCTAACGGGGAGGGTGTTACCGGAAACATCAACATTTCCTAGTGCATCTACTGTAACATTACTAACAATAACATTGCCGGAGATAGTGACATTACCGCCCACAATGCTTGAACGCATGTAAACATTACCGGTTGTTTCATCTAACCCTAAGGCTTGAGTAATATTTCGTAAGTACCAGGGGGAAACTTCGGTTGGTTCAGGGAATGCCATAAAAAAATACTCTCACATTTCTATGAGAGTATTTATCTTACTTATTTGATATCTAAGGGTCTTGCTTTAGTAGCGACAATACAGTAGTATGTTTCTTTGGCTTTTTTAGATTCTTCAGGATTCTCTGGATTAGGAACATTAAGATCAAATTCAAGATTATTGAACTTATCAATGTCAAATCCTGTTCGCTGTAGTAGTGCAGCCAATTGATTTGCTCCTAAAATACTATAGTGATTCAAATTGAATTCGTGCTTTCTATCGCAGTCAGGAGCAGGAACTTCAATATAAATCTTAGAACCTTGCTTCAATACACGATTGTATTCCATCAATGAGAAGATAGGATAAGGACTATGTTCTAGTGCGTGGCGCAAGAAGATGAAGTCAACTGATTCGTCATAGTAACCATCCTTCTGTGGCAAGAAGCTCAAATCATATTTCTTAATATCGTGTCCCTTGCCCTCACAGATAGCAATATCGCCGGGGCTTAGAGTTACACCGTGAATGTTAGTATACTCACGTTCTTTCATTTCGTCTAAGAAATAGCCAGGGCCACATCCTAAGTCAAGAATGTGTGCATCTTTTGGTAGTTCAAGTGGGTCAACATAAGTTTTTACTACTTGAGTAGTCAGCTCCTTATGGAATTGACTGTCGCCCTCATCGTAAATGTGGGCGGTGTAAAGCCATTCGTTATAAAACTTAAGCTTGATGAGGTCGAGGGTTTGGTTAATGTCGATTAAGTTGTTCATGAAATTACTTATCAGGTGAAAGTAGCGTAATTATTTTTTTCTGTGATCTTTTGGACGTTTTGCTACAGGGCTAATCTTATTAACAATGTCAAGTTCATCACTACCTCTACCTTTAATCATTTGATTAGCTTGAGTGGGAGATACAGTGTTGAATGCTTGTTGCATCATGTTATGTTCTAAATCACTGTATGGATACGCTACGTTGTTCTTACCGACAAAGCTTTCATCATCCATTTTAAGTGCTTTAGTAGATGAACCATCTGCCATAGCTACTGCTTTCATGATTTGATTCAGGTGATAAGTTCTGTCAGTGCCGTCATCCTTGAACTTATAACCGCCGGGCTGGGCTTTGTTATGTCTTTTAGGGACCTTACCTTTGTCCCCTTCGTTCAAAAATTCACTGGCTCTCACTTCTTATATCCTTTGAAGGGCTTTATTGGGCTTTGGTCTTGTGTAGAATCTAGTTCTTCACTATCCAAATCACCCTTGTTCAAATCTTTAAAGGGGATGCCTGCTGCTTTATATGCTATCTTTAACATATCTTGCTCTACTTTAGTGTATGGGTGAGCAGTATTTTGTTTACCCACCCAACTTTCTTGCTCTATATCAGGAATAGTTTCGCCATCAGTTGATGCAACAGCCATCATGACTCTATTCAAGTCATATGTTCTATCGTACTGACTAATAGCAAATACATTTAATCCAACAGTAGACTGTTGCTGGCGCTTAGATACCTTACCAGCACGAGTGCCATGTGATTCTTCAGTTATAAACTCGTGCGCTCTCATCGCTTGTATCCTTTGAAAGGCTTAAGAGTAGACTGCGTACCAGTATTTGGTATCTCATCGCTTCCTGGCGTACTTACTGATTTTTTACCACGTTTGCCTACTTTTGCTAATGCCTGATCGATGATGTTTCCAATGTCAGCATCAAATTCAGAAGATACTACTTGATTCTCGCCCCAGGCAGTTTCTGCTTTAAATTCGTGCTTGAATCCATTTTGAACACCGTCATCGAGACCGTTTGTTCCGCGAACATCTGCGATTGCTACTCCGAATCTATACAATTCATAGAAGTCATTATTCTTTAAATCAGGAATAACAAAGGTGTTTGGTAGTGCGTAGGAAGCAACACTTAAACCATCCGTGACCGATTCGGTTATGAATTCATGCGCTCTCATTAGAATGCTTGCTCGGTTGATACGTTCAAGTCATTTTCAGTAGACATTACTGAATCAACATATCCGTCAAGACCCATTAGCAATCCAGGAACATTTGCACCTATCCAAAGAATCTGAGAGCCAATGAAGTGAAAGACAGTTGAGTCCACTAGTGGATTTGCTAATAACTGAACGTTACCACCTGATACTCGCATACTGTAGTTTGTTAGTGGAGTGCCAAACACGGAAGTTCCAACTGCGCTAAACTTTGCATCATCTAGTGCTTGATTAATTTGTGCGTTAAGCTGCATTGATTGACTGCTATTACCCTCAGCATCAGCAGCGTACATATAAAGCTGTGCTGTTGTAAAGGTATTTGCATTTGTTTCGAAGATAAGCTGGCCGGCAGTGTTCCCGTTAGTATAAGAACTACTTGTGTTTATTCCAGTAGGGAAAAGATTGGAAAAGTTATTATTAATTTTAGCAAATGCTACTCTTAGCGGATCGCCTTCGCCATCGTTAGGTAGTGTACCAATGTTAATAATTTCTTGGGTAGCCATAGTAATCTTCCGTTGTTATCTAGTATTTATCATACTAGACTCAAGATTACTTTTTGGTAGCCTCTTCAAATATAGCTTTTTGTTTGGAGTACCACTCGTGCCAACCTTCAACTTTGCGGCTGCATTCGTGATATAGAATGTAGTTTTCTACTACTATTTTCGTGAAATCTGTCAGTGAGGCGTCCGCAGCAACTTCTTTGAGGGCAGCACATTTTTCTTGTAGAGTAGCAGGAGCTTCTGGAAACTTAGCAGTGACTGGTTCAACGTGAACTGCACAACCAGACAGTAAAAAGAGGGGAAGAATTAGTAGTTTCTTCACTTTGGTTTTTCCTCAGTAGCAGCCTCGTCCAGCTTAAGTGTTGCTGCCATATTGTGTGCGTTGATTACTTCTGTTGGAAGGATACATCTTTCATTATACTTGACAACTTCTCTGTCAACATATTCAGTGATTGTTTGCCCCTTCTCACGAATGATTTGCGTATCAGATACAATCTTTTCTACAATTTCAGTGTTAGTCTGCATTGACTTAACTTCTGCATTCTTTAATTTTAGCTTAAGTTCAGCTACTTCTACCGCAACGCTGTGCTTATATGCTAGTGCGCCCTGAAAGAAGACGGCTACGATAGTAAGAGCAAATGCAAGAAGTTGAATAGGAAGCTTATATTGAGCTATGAATGGGACTCTTCCTGCGACAGCAGCAACTATTAACCCAAATACCCCAACGATGAGGGCTAGGTTAAATACAAAAGTCGGTACAAAAGTAAGAATCCAAAATATTGACATAACAATATTATTTATCAAAGAACTTGCAAACCGTGTCTGCAACGGCTTCTATTTCACTATCAGAAAGTTCAGGATAGATGGGTAGACTCAATACTCCTCTAGACAATGCTACACTTGTACTAATAAGGTCAGGCTTATTGATAATCTCTTTAGCAATAGGAAGTTCTGAAAGTGCATAGGGATAATGAACTTTAGCTTCAATCTTATTGTCAGATAGATATTGCACCAGTTCGTTTCTATCACTAGTATAAATTACGAATTTTTGATCGGCGTGACAGTTTAATCCTCTGCCTCCGTTATATCCCTTACTCAAGCATCTGATGGGCAGGTCTTCAAAACGCTCCAAATAGTAACGTCTGATATCGTATCTTCGTAACTGCCATTTGTCAATGTATTTGGCTCTTACTAATAGATGACTGCATTCCAACTCACTCATCTTACTATTAGTTCCGGGATAGAAGTGATCCGGTTTTCCATTGTTCTTTATTACGTTTACGGCTTCATACAATGACTGGTCATTAGTAACAATCGCTCCTCCGTTACCGCTTGAAGGCAAGTTCTTTGTTGGGTCAAAGCTTATTGCCATACCATCGCCTACCTCATCTTTAGTGACTGATAACCAATGTTGGGCGCCGTCTACTATAAAGGGAGAATATAAATTTCTTTTTCCAGCAGCACCGTACAGTCCCACAAAGCAATGATAGGTGCCTAAGTGGTCTTCATATTCGTCAAATTTCATTAGACCGGTGTTGTCTGTATCAACTAGTTCGATATCCCAGCCCGTAGTATGAAATGCGTTAAGTGTAGCAGGGTACGTTAAGTTTGGAATTCGTATCTTAGGCGGTTCTTCGTATCCTGCCAAAAAATTCATTTCATAGTGATAACCTGCAATAAGCTCTAATGCTTGCGTACCACTATGTGTAACAGTTGCGTACTTGCAACCAGTGCGCTCACATAGCCAAGATTCAAAGGTAGCAGTGAAGGGTCCATTAATCAACACCCCTTCCTTTAAGGCTTCATGCGTTGCGTCTAGCAACTCATCTTGCAGGTTATAGTATTGTCTTGCTAGACCAAAATGAGGAATTAGATAGCCACTCATAGTAGTTTTGGAATCCTTCTTCAATGTTGACAGTGGGATTATATCCAAAGTCTCTGCGGGCTGCGTTGATACTTAATGTGCCGCGACTTGGGTAGTCTTCGCTCTTATGCGTCACTTCAATCTTACCTTTGCCAACAATCTTTGTGATAAGCTGTGCTGCTTCAAGTAAGGTTCTAGATTCGCCACGAGTAATGTTATATGTTCTGAACGCTGTGTCCTTACTAAGGGACGCTCCTACGATGCCTGAGGCGGTATCTGCTACGTATGTAAAGTCTAGTCGCTCGTGTTCCCCGTTAACCTTAAGCACTTCGTCCCGCATTGCAGCCATAAAGAATTTGGAGATTACCCTATCCTCAACGTCACAGGGACCGTAAACAGCACTGGGGCGAACGATTGTATAATCAAAGCATCCGCGATGACCGTAGTCTCTGACTAGATGCTCTCCCGCAAGTTTCATAATAGCATACTGACCCTGCGGCTTGCAGAATGCATATTCATCAGTGCCATCTTTGAAGTCACCATAGACCATGCTGCTGCTGACATATACAAAACGCTTGACTTGATACTTACAACTCAACTCGCACAGGTTGAGTAAGCCTTTCATCATAGTATCTGCGGCTAATGTAGGATTGCTGTTGACTACCTTCTGTCTAGGGAAGCTAGCAAGATGAATTACAAGGTCGGGTTTTACTGCTCTAAATGCAGTTTCTACCTCTGATAGTGCAATGTTATATTCATAACAGACCGATGAGATTTTTGTTTGACGCTCTAGCATCAAAGCATTTAGTTCATCTTCGGGAATGATTCCATATGTAGTAAAATTGTCAACAAGCGTGATATCGTCATATCCCATGTCTTCAAGTTGGGCAACAATATTATGCCCAATGAAGCCCATGCCGCCTGTTACTAGAATTCTCATGAATAGCTTTTCAAATAATTTTCAGCAATTAGCATCATGCCCTTAGCTTGCTCAATGTTTTGAGGGATAGGACAATGCGTACCGGCTTCATACTTCATAGCAGAATCTACAAGAGGTGCAATATCATTATCGAAGATTTGTGCCATCGTGTTGTACAATTCTTCACGCTCACGCTTCGTCATACCTGACATAAGAGTGTACATTCTATCATCTTCGCTGATTTCTAGACCATAATCATGACGGAAGGTCATGCACATGTTATTGATGATTTCTTCACGGGTTTTCATTCGTATTTCAACTTCCAGTAGGTATATTGTTCAGGGGTCAAATCAATTTTTATTTGGTAAGTGTAGCCAAATTTAGCCGGGTCCATTACACGGTGCCAACTGGGAGTCTCAGCACAGTTTTCCATTGCCCACTTGCCTGCTTCGCTGTTCTGCCATTCCCAAAGAGGTTCGGCAGCATAGATATCAGGATCTTCAACGTCTCCGACAGTGAAACGGTGAGCAACGATTGTTTTCATACTGCCATATCAGCCTTAATAGTTCCATGACTCTGATAGTCAAATAACAGTATATCATCCATTGCGAATTTGTCAATGTTTTTTATCTCAGGATTGAGGAAAAGTGCAGGTAATGGGTATTCTTCTCTGCTTAACTGTTCGTTAACCTGTTCAATATGATTGCTATAGATATGCGTGTCGCCAGTTGAAATGATAAGTTCGCCTACCTTTAGGTCACATACCTGTGCAATCAAGTGAGTGAGTAATGCATAGCTAGCGATGTTGAAGGGTAGTCCAAGGAATACGTCAACGCTACGCTGATACATGTGGCAGCTTAGTTTGCCATTGCTTACATAAAACTGTGCGAGAACGTGGCAGGGAGGCAACGCCATCTTGTCTAGTTCGTCTACATTCCACGCAGTGATGATATGTCTGCGACCGTTCGGGTCAGTCTTGATACCCTCAATTAGATTTGAGAGTTGGTCAACTCCTCGCCAGTCTCTCCACTGTACGCCGTATACTCTGCCCAAATCCCCGTAGTATCTCGCTTTTGGAGTCCAATAAGCTGCTTGAGCGTTTCCTGTCCATATTGTGCTACGTTCAGTATCTCTGGATCCGTGTAAAATTTCCGCAAGTCTTCTCTCATCTCCGCTCCCTTCTATAAACCACAATAATTCACTTACTACTGATTTCCACGCTAATTTCTTTGTAGTAACAGCGGGGAAACCCTCTGATAGATTAAATCTAAGTTGACGACCGAATACGCTGATAGTACCAACTCCGGTTCTATCATCTTTTCGTTCACCGTTATTTAGTATGTCTTCAAGTAAATCGTGATATTGCTTCATTTTCTTTTCCAAATTTCGTATCTGTGATCAGGGAACACTTCGCTCCATGTTCTAGTAAAGTTAGCTTCTAGATATAGCAAATCTATGAAGGTATCGCAAGTGTAATGGTCGTATACTCTTGTCAAATGAACTTCATTGATATATGACCATGATTGTTCTATTAGTTTGGCGCCACCGATAAGCCAATACCAATCAGTGTGGTCCATGATATCAGATACGCAAGTTACCCCTTCATGTTCAAAGGGCCTTGACGTAACAACGATATTGATACGATTGGGTAATGGTTTCTTTGGTAAGCTATCCCAAGTATTGCGTCCCATTATCACTGGTTGTCCTTCAGTCAAACGCTTGAATCTTGGCAAATCGCCCTGAATGTTACTCCAGGGCAATCTGTTTTGATAGCCTATACCCCCATTTGGGTCACATGCTAATATTAATTTCATAGTCCATTCAATAATCTGTCAGTTTCGGGTTGGACTGTTTCCGCAATACTTTCTACATTTAAGATGAACTCAATTCCTGTAACTAACTAATCTAATTCAATAAGCTTAGTACTGATTGCATCTTCAATTTCGTCAGGGTAAAGTCCTTGTTCCAGTAGTCGCTGTATATTAATAGTATGTTGTTTTCTTCCTACTAGCTTCAATACAATTTTTTTAATAAACTCAACTGGAATTTGCTGTTTGTCAACATCTTCAAGTAATTTTTCCCACTTTTCAATAAATTCAGGGGACATTAACTAACACCTTATGCAGTAAGGACCTTCTTTGGTCTTCCTCTAGTCTTTTTTGCTGCTGCGGAAGTGCTTACTACGGGTGCAGATGCTACTGGATCCATTGTATTAGCTTCTTGCAATAGCCTATCTGCTTCTGCGAGTAGTCCCTTTGCTTCTGCTGACATTCTCATCGCCTGTTGACGAAGATTGTTAGCAATAGCATTGTCACCCAATGCGTCGCCTGATGCTGTTAAAGGTGCAACTGGTGGAACAGTGTCCTGTGGTACTGCATCACCGCGCATACGCTTAGCAACTTGTACTGGATCCTGCATACCCATCTGACTATCCATATCAGCAAGCTTCTGCACTGCTGCTTCACCTCTTTCCATTTCATCAAGGATAGTGTTTAGTTCACTAAGCTTAATCTGTGTTCCGGGTGTTGGGGTCATTACGACAAGTTCAGTTTGAACCTTCTTAAGCTGACCTTCAGCATGAAGTTTCTGTAAGATGATAAGACCATCTGTGGTGTAACTGCGGTTTAATGCATCCGCTAAATTCTTGCTATTCTGACCAATCTCGCTCTCAATACATTTTACTAGCGGGTCATGAACAGTTCTGTTCAATAGTTCTGTATATACTACCAAACACATGTGTGGCTCGCCGGGTACTTCACGAAATACGACCGCTACCTTGCGATCACCGTGCTTCCCTACGTGTCTTAAAAAAGCCATTTGCGTTCTCCTTGTAAATTCGCACTTGTATTTAATTGCTAAATTGGTTGGAGAATATTTTTATTTCCAACGCAAACTAAAGAGTGTTGCGTGTTTAGGATCATTGAATATTACATCCATAAACCATCCTGCTCCAAATTGGCACCATCTAGCTTCCCAATTTTCACCGTAATAATGAGTAGCATGGCTATCAAAATGTCGGCGTAAGTCTGAGTCGCCTACATTATCACTCAGCCAAATGAGTACTTCTAATACGTTAGATGCCATACTGGCGCCAATGCGCACCTTAGTCATGACCATCGCAAGATGAACATCGTTAAGTGTTTTTCTTCTGCAAACCAAAAGATATAGTCTGGATCTGAACGATAGTTCCAGACTGTTCGCATAGTTTCTTGGTGATGCCCACAAGGTCCAAAGGTGTCCCAGCACCACTGAGCCATTTCCTCCAATTCAGTAAATGAGTACATTATTGGATTAGCATAATGATAAGGTGTTTTATCAATTAAGAGTTTAGTGTCTTTAGTAAATGTAGCTATGCGCCTAGCCGCAGGTTCAAAACCCATTTCGTCTATCCAAACACCAGTAGCCTTAACCCCACTTAAGTTCATAAAACAACGCTTCCTTTGGATCTTCAAACGCTGGTGATAGAGAGCCAAAGAAGCCCTCATGTCCAGAGATTGCAAATCTACCGGCCAGCTTTTCTAGAATCCAAATCTTAGATTCGTCAGTCAAGACAGTTCCTGACTTAACAAAATGCGGAGGCGTGAAATCTAATTCACGGTCAGTAAACCAAGTGTGTAAGTTGATATCGTCAATCGTTTTCATTTTTCACCAACAAATATATTTCTTCAAGCTTCTCTAGCTGGTCGTTTAACGCGGGAACTGTTTTAGCCAATTCACAGATTTTTGTAAGCCGGTCTCGTCTAGCAAGAAGCTGTTTAGTTTCCTCTACGGTATCATCTTTGCGGACTAAAACGCGGTCAGACGATCCACGCTTTCTTGCGTAGACCGTCTTTCCACCGTCCGGGGACTCGTATATAGTCGCCCCAACTATTGCTATCGGATTATTTTTTGTGATCATCGTAGATAGCATATGTACCGAAGGGCGGGTTCGGATTGGGGTCACCGTGAATGATCCAAGTCGTATCACAGTAATCAGCATCACCCCAGCTACCGCACGGATAACCATCAGTGAAGACAATCAAGCGATTGGGAACACGACCAGCTTCCTTGAGGTCATCAAAGATGCTATCAAAGTCGGTACCGCCGCCACCGTGAAGCTGATACTCCTCAATGTTCTCCATGTTCTCGCTCGTATACTCCTGCGTGTTGTAGCAGCGAGTATCAAAGCAAGTGACGCGGAGCGAGTAACCATCAAACGCTTCCATCATACCACCAACTTCGCTAAGGAACTGCATACCCTGCTTATTACTGATAGAACCTGACATATCAATATAGATATCAACGTCAATTTCTTCACCAGGATTCATACCAGGCATAACAGCATCCATGTGCCAAGAACGACGAGAAGGACGCATCCAAGTGTAATCGGACTTGATAGCAGAGGTCAAATTAGTTTGGATAAGTTCACGCCAGGGCATGACAGGGTCAGTAAGCTGCTTGATAAGACGTTCAACGCCCAGCGGAATAGTACCAGCTTCGGCAGTCTGTGCAGCGTTAAGAATAGCCTGCTTCATTTCCTGACGGGCCTGTTCACGCTCCTCAGGACTCATCCGCGGACGCTTACCATTACCCTTCTGACCATTGCCTTCGCCATCTTCGTCACCATCACCAGAACCTTGACCTTCATCTTCAAGGTGATCGTCAAGCATCTTGTCAAGAAGGTCGTCAATGTTGATATACTTGACATTCTTCATGAGGTCGTCGTAAATGACTTCCGAAGCAAGACCATCGTACTTGCTCTCATAAAGAGCAGGAACAGTAGTAATCATTTCACCGACCTTGTGACGCTTGAGGTCAGCATTAACGGCATAGTCGTTAGCAATGTTCCAAATCTCAGGGTCACGATTGTCACGACGACCAAGGTGATCGTAAACAACGTGAAGAACTTCGTGACCGACAAGGAATTCAACTTCCTTAGTGCGAAGCATCTTAATGAAACGACTGTTGTAGTAGAAACGCAGACCGTCAGTAGCAGCAGTGGAGCACCATTCGTCAGCGTTTACAAGCTGCATACGAGTAGCGAGATTACCGAAAAAGCTTTGACGGAGCAGGAGACCGATACGAGCGGTAATAAGACGCTCACGGGCTTCGTGATCAATCTTAGGGTCAGTCGGACCAATCAGATTTTCAAACTTCTTGCTACGGGTGCGCTTGCCCTTCTTAGGCTTAGTCGCAGTACCGGGAATAACGTCACTCATAGAAATCTCCTTAGTTGATATAGTCAATATAACAAACCTTAAGGGTATTGTCAACCAAAAACTTCAAGTTTGTTTGCTTTTTAAGAACGCTTCTGTAGCGCATTTGGCGCTGCAATATTCTTCAAAGTCACCTTTACCCCAAAACGGATCTCGGTGATATAGAGCAGCAAGGTAGGGAGCATTGTGCGGATACTTGCGAGTAGGGAATTGATGAAGTGTTCTTTCTACTTGGACACCGCAAACCGCGCAAGTGGCTATGCTCATATTAATACCTACGAAAAATGGGGGAGGGCTGTCTCGAACCCTCCCCCGGAGCTTGCTGGCTTAGTTGCCAGCTTCCACGATGTACTTACCGTACTTCTTGTGGAACTCGTCAAAGTTAGAAAGCTGCGAGGGCTCAATCGGCAGACGGTACGTCTTAAGCGCAATCTTAGCACCCATCACAACCAGTTCAGTTTCGAAGTTCTTCATGATGTATTCAAAGAAGTTATCAGCCATCACGTGGAACTGCTTGTTATCAACACGCTTGTTGTCAAGTGCTTCCTTAAGTTCGTAGCACATAGAAATCGTAAGCGAATACATCGCAGAGATTTCCTTGACCTTAAGGTCCTTGACCTTACCATCAAGAATGTCAGCGGGGTTCGGCATCTGACCAGCAACACGACGATGTGCCATGAACTTAGTAGCGAGACCGTCACCAACTGCACCAGCAACGAGATTGAACAGCGTATCGTTATCAACGTTGTCCTCGTCAGTAAGCAAGTCGCTCACGAACACCCACGAACGCGGGGTAGCGAAGGCACGAGACGAAGCCTTAGCGTCAAAGTCGTACATATCCTGCTTAGCGAACGAGAGATAACCAACAACGTCCTTGTGAACGCCCTTGTTAACAGCCCACTGCTGCCAAGAATTGAAGTCAGGACGCATTTCAAGGTGAACGAAACGGTTAGCAAGCGGCATCGGCATACGATATGTAACGCCCTTGTCGCTATCGCGGTTACCAGCAGCAACGATAACAACGTTATCAGGCAGCTTGTACTTACCAACACGACGGTTCAGAATAAGCTGATAACCAGCAGCCTGAACAGCGGGCGGGGCAGAGTTCATTTCGTCAAGAAACAGAACCACAATCGGATACTGTGCAGCGAGTTCTTCGCTAGGAAGATCGACAGGCTCGGCCCAATCCATCTTGCCGATATCCTTGTTGAAGTAGGGGATACCGCGAATGTCAGTCGGTTCCATCTGCGCCATACGCAAATCGACCATGTAACCACCGAGTTCATCAGTGATTTCCTGAACGCATTCGGACTTACCGATGCCTGGAGGGCCCCAAAGAAAGACAGGACGCTTTGCCTTAAACGCAGCGAGAATTGCCTTACGGGCCTGAATTGAAGTGATAGTGAGATTATCGGACATCTGAGACATAATTTAAGCTCCTTAGTTTGAACAAATACAGAGAGTGTTTGCTTCGTTGCTCTCTATAGTCTTGTTATACGACATTGTGAGGGGTAAGTCAACCACTTTTTCGCCTTAGTGGATATTTTTTTATGCCATGAGTTTTGCCATAAGGATAAGCTGCTCAAGATGATTGATAGCCTTGATCATGTCTTCCTTATGTGCATCAAACTTATATGATTTACGAGTTTGGCGCATTTCAACCTCAAGGCGACTAAGGGTGTTATTCATTTCACCAATATTGTTACAGAATTTCATGAGGTCAGGATTGTATGGAAGACGCTTCAACTGAATACGTAGGTCACCGATGATTTCCCTAGCTTCTATTGCAGTGTTAAACGTTCTATCCATATTATCACACTACAGTAGTTTTGGGCATAAGTCAACCGCTTTCTTTAGTGAGCCTATTATCGTCAGGGGAGAACGAGCCGCGATTGTAAACTGACTTGACCTGATTAGGATTGAAGGCGACCCAGACTTGACCGGACTTAGCGTTGCTATTGTTAGGGATTGCTTCGTTAATGATTGCCCCATCAAAGCCTAGCTTCTGTAGGTTATCAATAAACTCTGCGCCTTCGGGACCATCAAACAGTTCCCATCGTTCAAGTTCGTAAAAGTGATTGTAGATTGAACGAAGGTCAATGTCGTTAGCTTTGAATTCTGCTACGGTTTCCTCATCACTCAGCATTCTTGACAGTGCATCATCACGTAAATCAATCGGAGATTGTATTGACAGGTGTACCGGAAGAATTCTGCCACCTTCCTTGACTCGCCCAGTGTTTGGATCTTCAATGAAGCCTTCAGCAAACTTTGGGTCCACTGCGAAGAAGGAACCATGACGCTCTACTTCATATGCCATTCCCAATGCACTAGCGAATCCTGTGCCATGCGTATTGAATGTGTCAAAGTCTTTGGTTGTTGCGTGATAGAATGTCTGTGGCTTGCCGTTCTGTACGCCCCAAGACTTTGCTAACCAATTACCTAAACGCTTTTCTCTGTGCTGCTCGTCATAGCCCGGAAACATTTCTTCCTGCTGCTCACCTAAAAAAGTTTTAAACTCTCGCATTAGGTCTTCTGCAATCTTTCCGTCTGCTCTGGCTTGGGGAGGGATGCCTGCTCTGGAAGTCTTGAAGCCAAATGCCTTAGCGTTCTTCTTGATTGCGTCTGGCTTTACATCTACGGTGAGGGCAGTCTTGAAGCGAGGATCGTTCTTTTCTTTTGCTGATGGAATGTATCCTGAGGCTTCATATAAATCGTTATCGCCTTCTCGCTCACCGTAGCTGCTAGATTTGGTTAGTCCAACATAAGCTGGGATAGTATCATATCCTAAATTAGCATAAGCATTAGCACGATGGATTCCGTCAATTATTGATTTTGCAATAGGATCATAAACAATCGGAGGCATAGTTTTCGGTGAGTCTTTGATATGCTCTATGTAGTCATCTACTAGGTCCTCATCTACATAATGTTCATCTAGATTAAGATTAGATATAGGAAGTGAGGTTAATTTATAATCATCAAACCAATAGATTCTGTCACCAATATCACCTTCAACAAAGTCATCCGGTTCTCGGTGCCCGCTTTGTACATCGCTGTAGATAGTGTGTGCGTCAACTGTTTCATCTATTTTTGGATTCCAAGTATCTGGATTCTTGTATGGTTCAGGATTGGCAAACACTGCATATATAACAGGGTAATCTTGATATCCAGCAAAGCCAACTTTTAGTGGCTTTTTGCCGCCTTCACGCCTAACAAAGTCTCGTATGACTTCCTTATAAACATCGTCATAGTTTGCTAAGTGTCGTGGGTTGTCCGATGGTAGATTGCATCGTCTTTCTGCATCCTGTTGACATTCATCAGTGAAGCCTTCAAAGTGAACGTGGTACGGACCAATTTGTTCTACACCAACATCATCAGGATTCAGCGATTGAACGAAGTTTTCAATTTTGTTTTCATACTGACTTTCTTTTAGCTTCTTACCCTGCACTGCTGTTGTCTTGTTAGGCTCATCAGCTAATCCAGTCTTTGCTCTAGGCATAAACTTGTTGATTGATTTGAGAGTCAACGGACCTAGCTTACCATCAAGGTCAAGGTTAGCGCCATACTTCTTATTCAAATGTTTCTGAATCTTAAGTACTGCTGCTTTTCTATCGTCTGTCTCATTGACATTATACGTAGGGTCAGTCTTTTGACGTTTCATACCTTTAGGTTGATTAGGGTCAATAGGGTCAATGTCAGTTGTGGTTAGACCAGTCTTTTCTAAATCTTTAATATATTTGTGTTCGGTATCTTCATCACCAAATGAGAAGATAGTGCTGGGAGGACCTTTACCAAAGTCATGCTTGCCTAAACCCTTCATATTGCTGATATGCTGTCCTAGCTTGTACCAGTCGTATACATCACTAACGTCTACTCTGACAGTACCTGCAGGCATCGTCGGCTTAAACTCAGGACCAGGGGGCGGACCATTTGGGTCGTAGTCTTCATTAGCATACTCGTCAATGCTTAACTTTTCAGCGTGTAGTTGTGTTTTAAGGTCATGTAGGTCTTGAATCAGTCCTTGCTTTCTGATTGCTTTGAATGCTAGATTCTCAGGACCAAACTCGCCGGCTTTCTCTAGCCCGCTCTTGCGATAACGCTTAATTAATGCGAGGGTATCGTTGACTCTTTTTGGATCTCTTGACTTCAATGCTAACTCAATGAGGTCGCCAAGCTTCTCATACTTTGCTTTAGTTGCAGCTTCGTCAAAATTTGCTCTACGCTTTTTAGGAATACGAATCCACTTGTCATATACAACGCTGTATTCACCTAAGCTAAAATGGGGTTGGTTAGTGTCCTGTACATATAATTCTACAGGAACATCACGAACGGTAATGTCGTGGGCATCGTTGTATAATGTTTTCTTAGCAGTGAATAGTTCTTGATACACTTCATTGTTTGGTAGTTCATTGAAGTCTACCAATACGTGCAAGTCTAAATCACTGTGTGGAGTATATGAATAGGCAGCGTTACTACCACTGATGGTAACGTCTCTAACTTTAAGATTACTAATGCCTAGATATTCTACAAAATCTTCTGCAATCAACAATAACTGATCACGCACTTCTGGGTCAAGTTTAGTACCTTCCCACAACTTAGGGTTCAATTCCTTGTGAAAAGTTACAGCATCGCTTAATTTAAAGGATTCTAGTTCATTAATGTCCATACTGTATTTATCAGTATAGTTCTATGGTCAATCTAGATTTTCAAAGGTAAGATGCAATCTAGGCTCTGAACCTGCATTCATAAAAGAATGAGGGATACCGTTATTGACTACATAGGCGCTACCATCAGCAGGCATCAAGAATGATTTATGCTCGTAAATAAACCTGCAACCTATGTTGGTGATTATAGGAATATGAACACAAGTCTTTCCCTTGTCAACGTGCCAATTGTAGCAAGTGTTGGGCATAACGATTCTATAAGTTGCGGAGTCAAACTTATGAATGTTCATTATTGTTCTAATGACTTCATGGGTATATGGAAGATTGCTAAGTTCGGTTGACTCTCTGCCTGTCTGCACAAGATGGAACTTACTTTGGACTAATACAGCATTGCCATGATTGGTAACATCCGTTAGAATGTATGAGACACTTTGGTATTCTCTCAACAGTTGAGCAAGGTCAAATCTAAGATTGGGGAGACGATCAATGTGTATCGTAGTGGGCAAAGACATAAAGATATTTATGTGTGCAAAGTTGGCGGATTCTGTTTCTAAGCTCCGCCGGGCTCACAGGATTATGCGGCTAGCGCAAGATCCACATTGTTGTCATTAGCTGCGACATTTACAGTTTTTGGCTTATATGCGGCCAACCAATCAGTCTACTCTCACCTCTGCCTTGCAGTCGATCCTATTTCGCCCCCATAAGTTTATGGTGGAGGCGCCGGGTACCGCCCCCGGGTCCTGCACAAACATCAGATTGCATCAAACAACTGATAAACTATTTATATACTATTTGGTGATCTGTGTCAATCTTTTTATTGTCGTTTGGTAAAAACTCGTCTAAGCATGTACCACAACAATAATCGTCTTGTAAAATGCGGGCAGCTAGTTCTTCCCTGCAGGTGAATTGCGATTCCCTGATGTTTCTACAATTACAAACTACCATAATTATAGATCAGGGTCACGACCCAATTCAGTTAACCTAGCTGCTCGTTCATGAATTTGCTGTTCGGTGAGTTTTGAGTCCTTGAGGTACTTTACCCAACGCTGATAGCGTCCTCGCTCTTTCCTTGTTGGCTCACGAACAGGACGCATACCGGACCAATCAATCACTGTTCATACCAGCAGTTACGACCAGCAACATATGGGTTGCCGTAATAGTCACGCTGAACTATGTCTTCGCAAATTTGGCGAGGTTGCGGCTGATGACGTTCTACTACGATTACTTCACGATTGCGACGACGGTTATTACTATCAGCAATAGCCTTACCTACAAGCAATGCTCCAAGGCCGATGATAATTGCACCTTCAGTGCTTACACCACGATCACGACGATGATGCTGTCTATGATAAGGGCTGTGTACATTTCTGTCATTACCCCAGCGATAATCACGTTGCCTATGATCTGCATAAGCAGGAGTAGAAACTGCAAGCATTGCAGTCATTGTAATAAGCGAAACAATCTTCTTCATAGTAGCCTCCTTTGGCTGTTAGTAGATTAAACCGTATGCGATACACCAAACTTCAAGTGCCAGCCTGTATGTGGCATACGCTATCACCGGAATTAAGGGAGTTACTAGCACGGCTGTGGCTAGAAATTTTTGATTGTATAAAATATTTTCTTTCATATTACCCTCTACTATACTTATCTTTTTTATCGTTGTCAACCGGTTTATGTCAGATTTGGTCAAATTTTTCTCTGAGCCAAGCCCACTCATAGCTCAACTTCAACTGGTCAAAGTCGCCGTCTACTTCATCGTAATACTCGTCTGCATCCAACGCACCCTTGATGCTGTATTGAGCAAAGTCACCCTCTGCCTTATTCAACCATGCATCAAGTCTTTCCTTAGACACTTCGCTATCATCTGCTCTAAGCTTGATGACCTCTCTGAATGCTGTTCTCCATGTTGAGAACTCATCAGTGTTGTATTGAGCAGTACCTGAAATCAACGGAACAACTTCATGCTCATCATCTAATGTAAAGTCTAGTCCTTTACCGTCATTGGCTAGAGTTAGCTTCTTATTGTACGCAATCATTGCTTGGTGACCATATACCAATCCATTAACAGGATTCTTTGCATGGAAGATATAATGCTTTGGACTCTGCATTCTATCTGGTTGCCAGTTAAAGTCAAACTTAGGACTGACCTTCAGCTTAGCAAACACAGTGAACATCCAAGGAGTGTTGCTTGCTTCTGCTGCTGCGTGATATGCTGCTGCACGACCATTCACTCCATCTACTCTCACTACTCTGTTAGGGAGATTCTTAGTGATATTCAGCAAATGCTCGTAATGTTCTTCTGCCCCAGTTTCGCCGTTGCTTAAGAACACAATGTCTAGTGGGTTAGACAATGATAGCTTAGGAGCACGTTTGATATATGGATACTCGTATAGTTCTTTCTTAACGTAATCCTTAATTTCTTTGGGAGCAACAATTCTAGTGGAGCCTGTACTTGTTACATAGATGTTCTTAGTTTCGGCTGACCAAAGATTCATTGGCTCTACATCAACCTTACCAATGTCAACATTATCACTAGTAATTAATGTTGCGTACGGGAAGTCAGTAATCTTATCAATTGAGTTAGTGTGCGTGTCATCACTGATAACAATGATTGGTTCTTGTAGACGCTCTGCCTTCACAGTGCCATTATAGTTTACTTTGGTGAAGTTTTCTAGCCTGTCAAGTTCACTGATTACTTCTCTTGCGTTACTAACGTCAATAAAGAATGTGTCGCCAAACTTCTGTTTACCACTAGGGAAAACATGCAGATTGTCTCTTGAGAATGGATCAATTATGTAAGTGAAATCAAAGTTAGTGTAATCACAAACACTTGAACATACCCAAATGAAATGTTCTTTCTTCTCAGGCTGGCGCTTGATAACTTCTCTTAGTGTGTCCAAATAACTGTTATTGTATTTGGTAGTAGTAACTGTTTTGTCAGGCGCTTTATTCTGCAAGATAGAAACAACATTGGGTGTTTCTTTATTACCGTGGTCAATAACCACAATGTCGTGACTGCACTTTGTGGCCGTAGCTCTAATGTCTTTCACGAAGTTTAGATTGCTTAAATGCTCAATTATCTTGATGTATTTCGTATCTTCACGGAAAGTTTCAGTGTTGATCATGAATGTTGTACCCCAATGACTCCATTGAGTTCCAAATACATGTACCATCTTTATTTGCCAAGGGTTCGGATAGTAGCTAAAGTTGAAATCACTGTAATCAAGTTCACTGTTCAGTACCCAAATCAATTCACTAGTTGCTCTATTAGTGCAACGATTGATAGTGTCTACCCAACTATTAAGATAGCGAGTCTTTTGAATTTGTGTACCATATTTCGCTTTTAGTGCTTCAAATCTAGCAGCAGCTTCGGGGTTTCCACGGTCAACAAAGAACATGTCCACTGTTTCGCTAGAGACGTTTTCTATTTGTTCAGTGATGCTCTCCTCGTGAATATCAATCTGTTCATCTTCAATGATAGTGTCATCAACATCAATTTCAACTCTCGGAACGTTGATTATCTCACCCTCATTACCTGGCACGACATATATCGGACCATCTAACGGATTTGCAGAAGTACCGAATTGGTAAATGTAGGGTTTTGCTGATGGGTGAGGTACCCAACTAAAGTCAAATCGAGTAACATCTATATCTTCACGCACTTCCCAATTATTATTGTTCGGGGCTAGTTTAGCTATCATGTCATCAATAAACTTAGCTTCTACAGCGCCATCTACTCTG